AGTTCTTCTTGAAGCGTACCGCGGCGAGCACACCATTGAGCAATACGAGTATACTTAGACAAGCCAATGAGTTTGTTTGCGGCAATAATGCCGATATAAGCAACTCCTGACACAGGCTGATGATGATGACTGCACATACTACGCAACTCACTTCTAACCACCAACATACCTTCATATCTATCCTCACTATCATTAGGGAACGCCGTGGCGTCTGGAGCAACTTCGTAACGACCTGCCATAATTTCGTTGTAATACATTTTTGCTAAACGACGTGCTGTGCCTTTACTGTTGGGATCTGTTTCACGATCAATTAGTAACGCATCTAACACACCTTCAAACGCCACAGTGGCATCATCAATCAATCGAGACTTAACTGCATCGTTGTTGACGTACTCACTGATATTGTCTCCTGCCCAAAATCTTTTACCATTGTGTCGCATTGTGTTACGTAATACTTCGGCAAGATTAGGAGAATTTGGATTCTCCCACTCTACTGTTTCGCCTTCTTTAAAATCTTTATACGCTTTATCGTATCCCATGTATTCTCCAATTTAATTAAATTCAATGCGTCTTAGATCTGGGTAGTTGTGTCTCTTGGGTTCTGGATCCACCTGACACAATAATTCTATGCCTCTAGCACAGTCTTCCAGTGTAGGACAATAGTGATATCCGTCACTGAACGACTGTTGCGTTTCCCAAGGTGTGATACGTAAATCTCTACCATCTGATCTCATGCAACTAAACATTTCGTATTCTGCTCGGTTATCCAACAGTATAGCACCTGCCCGGCCCAGTTGTAAAGGCTTTCCATGCCCAAAACTCACGCATTGTAACTGTCCAGATCTATACATGTCGGGCCTTAGTAGTCTGGCACTGTCCCATATTCTGGTTCCGTGGAAACGGTATTCACCAATCCAGTATTCGGTGCGTAACTTGTAATGTACACCCAACTGTCGCATTAGTTGTACAACACTGAGATAGGTAAAGGCAGTAAATTCGCAACTGGCGACATGTTCGTATCTAAAACAAAGTTCAAGTGCGTGTGTGCAACCATCGGTCACAACCGCATACGGTGCACCGGTATATTCGGACAATCGTTCTTCGAATTCAAACAACGCATCAAAGCTCATCGATTGTACCAGGCCCAGGCATGACGGATGATATCTTCAAGCCCATATTGTGGTTGCCACCCACTTGCCGACATAAACTTACCAGCGTCGGCTGTTAGTGTAGCTGGATCTCCAGCACGTCGCGGGCCATTTTTATGAGTAACAGCAATTTTGGTCACGGTTGCGGCAGTCATGATAATTTCAAGATTGCTATGGCCACGGTTAGTGCCTAAATTGTAAACACCTGCTGGTATTGACTGATTGACGGCCAAGATATGTGCCTGTGCCAGATCTTCTACGTGTATGTAATCGCGTACACAGGTGCCATCCGGGGTAGGATAGTCCGTGCCATATAATGTACAGTTCCGACCATCGCGAACACTTTCTAAAACTCTTGCTATGATATGAGTTGCACCGGGCTCTTGTCCGTGTCTTGCAGAACTATCTGCACCGCAGGCATTGAAATATCTAAATGCCACCGAGTCAATGCCATAGGCTTGACCGTAACTGGCCAACAGCCATTCTGTCATCAGTTTGCTTTGACCATATGGACTGATCGGTTCACAAGGATCCACTTCTTGACACGGAGTCATAACAGGTTCTCCATAGGTGGCTGCACTGCTACTGAATACAATCCTGGTTGATGTCATGTTGTTCGCAATTAAAAAGTCCAGTAACTGTTTGGTCTTTACAAAATTGTTTTCGTAGTACACAGCTGGATTAGTCACGCTGGGGCCAACTAGGCTGGTGCCAGCACAATGTATGATAGCATCGGGTTGGAATTGATGGATACCAGCAAAGGCCACTTCTGTGGCGTAATCGCCAGTGTGCCACCAAACTCCGGGTGTTTTTAACAAGTGTTCTGGAGGAATCCTGGAATCAATGCCCAGTACTTCGTGCCCTTGATCTACCAAGTTTAACAAGGTTTGCCCACCAATATATCCTGCTGCTCCAGTGACTACTATTTTCATTTTTCAATCTTTCTTACTGGATATTTGGCCTGGCTCACATGGTCTCGATATCTCGTGCCTGCACGATTCCATTGCTCGCCGTTGCCTTCCAAGATATCTACAATGCGATCTACAGTACCATCAGTCCAGTCACTAATTAAACCCATATTGTGATGTGGTTTGTTTAGTAACAATTCTAACTTGTGATAAGCATCATCTATTGACCAAGGAACGTAGAGCCTGTTTGGATCATCTGCAAAAGTTTCAGGGAAGCTACGATAAGCAGGATATAAAACATTGGCTCCGAGCGTATCTGCCTCTGATACAGTGTTTGATACCCAATCTTGCAGAGCACAATTGAACAGCACACGAGTATCGTTAAGGAGAGCATAGTAATCATTTTTCTTTAAGTTTTCGTAAATTGAGAGCTTGCCTTGTTGTTCCAGTTGTCTAGCACGATCAACATATTCGGGATTGTTGCTACGCAATGGTCCGCCTTGCATGACGGCAAACTCAATATTTTTGACTCGTCCTTGTGCATGATACATTTCGATCAAGTCCATAAAGAATCCTGGCTGTTTCTCTTGATCGAATCTGGCAGCAAAAGCCACACGCATTCGACGTTGATCGAATGGTCGAATATTGTCATGACCGCCAATACGTTCTAGCACTTCTTCTTTGTTAAATGCCAAGCCCGAAATATTATAGATTGGAGCAGTCCAACCAGCAATACGCATGTGAGCCACCATTTCTTCATTGGTGGCCAATACTGCTGTTACAAATTGATTGACCATGCGTTCATAAGTACTCATCCACTCTGCCATGCCCCACACATGAACAAAGTCATCGGGATCTACCGACTGAGCCAAACATCTAACAAAAATCTTTGGTCTATACTTTGAATCAACTTGATCAAGAATATATGGCAAAGTTTCAATACCCGGAGCAAACATATCTTCAAAATAGATAACATCGTCACTTGTAACTTCACCAGCCTTCATCATTTTAACAAGATTCATTAGTTGACTCATACTAAAATAACTACGTCCATGTGCGTCCAACACCTGCCCGACAGAAATAGCACCTGTATTATCTAATGTTTCACCTGGTACATATACTACATCAAGACCACGGCGTTCAAATACGCGACGATTCCATTCTGTTAGTTGTAGTGTGTAGCGGGATTCATAATTTTCTAATCCAATGTAGAATAATTTACGCATTTTTATCCTCGACGGTAGCCGGCAAATCTGCGGGTATCTTCTTCCCACATGTTTTTGGCATTTTTACCTTGGGTGTACTTGTTGTACTGTTGCCAAGCATAGCTCTTGAAGTTGTACAGATCTTCTTCTCTAAATCTGTATCCATACTCGATGCAGAATTCGCGGAAGAGATCAAGGTCGTCCATGATAGCGATCGCTCTTGGATTAGGTTTATGTTGGGGCTTACCCATCGTAGTTCCTTTTAGATTTTAATACTGAGGTTGGGGCGAGAAAGTTCATATTTGATCAAGCAGCCATTCTCACCATCTTCAGCTACTTCGATCCATACAGCACGATCAGGATATCGTTCTGCTATTTGAAGATAAAGATCGTCGGCGAGCATTTCCACGCTTTTAAAGTCCAACTGTAAAATATCTTTGCTGTAAAAACTTTCTAACCAGCGTTTAACTTGTATAAATTCCAGATCTCTATTTGAATGCCAAACGTCAATCCACACACGGAAATGGAATATATGGCGATGCGGGCTGGCCAGGAACGAAACATCATATTCATCTCCTGTGGCCAAGTGCGGATCAGTTGCAGCCGCAGGATAACGATGTATGCCTTCGCGACGGAATGTGATCCAAATTTTACGTTCTGCGGCTTCCTTAATACGTTCTGCTGTTTCTCTTTGACTTGATATCATGTTAGACTTTCAATAGTTCAATGGTTACAATTTGGGCAATGGCTTGCGGCATATCCGATTCAGTATCGGGTATAATGTGTAAGTTTACATGTTCTTGATCTTTTTTGCGATCATAATGGACGATTTCAACAATGGTTCCGCCAGTGGCTGGTTGTACTTTAAATCTCAATGGTGTTGGCATTTCGACATAAGGTAAACATACTAGAGGAGACTCATTATGGTATTCCTCTGCCCAGTGTATGACACGATTTAACCAACGTCTAATCATTTTGAGTTCCTAAACTGTTCAACATCTTTGACAGCGTCTTGTAATATTGACGCATAGTTCATGGCCTGTTGTCTATTCATAATAAGACTAGATTCGTACTTGATGTAACCTTGTGTGAGTAAGGTCCAGATATGATGCCACCGAGTGCGACTCCAATAGTTGGTTTTGCCTGTGGTATAGGTAGTGACAGTTATACCCGTCTCGTCTGTTTCCACAAATACTTCATGATCGTGGTCTTCCTGTCCACATTCACAAGTGACTTTATACATTTTAGTGTCACCCCAGTTGTTTTTGATCAAGATGCCTGTGGCTGGAGTTTCTGGTTTTAAATCCATGGTATTCTTTATTCCTGATGTTGGTTGAGTCGAATTCCGGTTAAACCGGATACTGTTTGGAAATGATCCCAGGCCATTTTGGCCGCTGGGTTTGTTTCTAAATCATCATTGCACATTACTGTTTCTAACCAGATGTGCGGAAGACGACGTGGGTTTGCACCAAACTGGCGAGGCTGATGTAGTCGACCAGATTCCCAAAGTTCTATGCTGACACTGCGTAGACGATCTTCATCTTCGTCCTTGTAGCCAATCCATTCAGGACTGCTGAAAGGACTGCCCATGGTTTGTCCACCACCATAGCCCTGCCAAAGTTCAGTCCACTGTACATCATTGTGCGGGTCAAAATCTGTGCGGGCGATGATGACCAGCACATCATCAATGTTGACGGCACCGTCCACAATGTCTCGAACACAACGACTATAGCTTAATCCAATTTTCATTTTATCACTTCATCTTTAGTGTATTTAGACCAATCCGTAAACTTCTTACGGTCTCTTAATTCATGTAAACTATGACACCAAACGCCAGGATTTGTTTTGGCAAAATCCTTGTCGTCTAGTTTAATTGTAGCATTATATCCCAGCAGTTGTATATAGGGCAGTTTCACCGAAATCATGGGAATAAAGTTATTGTATTCAACCAATCCACTTTCACATAAACCTTCGGCACAAGTACTATCCAAGTCTAAAGTACATAGTAATCCTGCCTGTAGACATTCTAGGATCATAATTTCCCATTCTTTCCATGTTACAGCATCGTTGATTTCTGGATTTGGAAAACTTTGATTAGCACCAAAATAAACATGGGTACACTCATTATTTTTTGCTAAGTTTAAAATTACCTGTTCGTTTTGTAAGCCAACCACAAACAAAGTTTTACGACCAACGGCTGGGCTATGTTCTACTTCAGTACCAATAAAAAAATCTACGTTGTCGTGTCCGATTCGGTTCATGCTCGTTGTTCCTGTTCCAATTGATCCAATGCTGACTCATCTAATTGTACATTGTCATCCAATTCAGTGTCAACATCGGCATCACCAAAATTAAACAACTGATCAAACATCGGGCGACCGCTTTTGGCTTTATCACCTTTGAATCCTCTGGTACCGACGATATCCATCCAATAACGATCGTAATGTTCGATTATGGCTTCGGCTTCCTCACGGTCCGGTGTGGCAAATATAGCATCCACGATGTCTCTAAACATGACATGATCCCCGGTACGTCCTTTGGTTCCTTGATTCCACATCATGGCAGGCCATGTGCCTGAATCATACTCACGATTGGCTCGCTGTACTGCTTCAATATGTGTCCAAACATTATGGCCCATTAGTAGTGCATAACTAAAACTATCCCACGATGTACGACCTTCTTTGCCAATCTTGTTTAGGTCGCCCGGCTTGTAGATACAGACATCTTTCATTTGCATACGTAGACTAATTGGGCTTTCGTCAAAGCGATCGATCAAGCCATCGGCTAATACAGCCTGGCCAAAAGGTCTAGTATCATTGGCATATTTTTTATCATCTACAATAGGACTCATACGATAGCACCATTTTTCATTGTGTGGCAAATCAATGTGGTGATATACCTGTCCATTAGCTGTGGCCAAAAACGGACTAGCACAGTCAAATGATATGGTAAAGTTTGGATTTACATGACGGCGAACCGCACGTTGTATGTCAGTGAGTAATACTGCCCACTCTAGTTTACTGGTACCTAAAAAGTGCATCCAATCATGTATGCCCGTTTGTAGTAGGTTATCATGACGTAAGGCAACCAATCGTTTGAGAACCAAGTGTACATCGCACATGTTTTGCCCACCCATGCTCCAACCGTTGAAGTGTGTGTCAGGATACTGTGCAGGATCGCAGTAGTGTTTCATTGTTTCATACCAGCGATCGGCATCTGGATGATTGGCACCCTGTAGTACATTCAGCACTCGCATACCACCGTTCTTGATTCCTTTACGATTTTTCATATAAAAATCATTATTGAACTTGGTGGCGTCTACTGCTTCTTCTAGGGTGCTTATTCCGCAGGCCTCTGCGGCTTTTTTATCGTGTATAACCCAGGTTGGTATATCCAAGGTCATACCATAATCAGCAACACCGTCTAACCATTTGAGCACAGCTTCTCTGCGTTTCTGTGCTCGGGGACAACCAGAGTTGGCCTTCCAATCGCCTTCCCATAGGCCCTTGGCAATTTGGAATCCGCCCGAGTCGCCTAACATCAAGGTACCAGGTTCACGACTACGAACCATGTCCTCAGACCAGTCTTGCTTGGCGAGATCTAGATTGGCATGCCCACCTGAATACAAACTCCACTTGTACGGAAACAGGCCCTTCTGACTGTTAAGCCAGTTCATCATTTCCATATCCGGAATGCCAGCTGGCATTCTAGCAGGATCCACATACGGTCCTGCCACAGGATCACGCTGTTTGCCTACGTAAGTAGCATAGAAACCACTGATGGCCGGAAGGAACACAGCATACTGGCTTTGCCCGTCTGGTCCAAGCTGTTTAGAGGTTAAGTTATCTTGGATCACTTGGTCTGTGCTAATAAAATATAGTTGTAAGTGGCCAAACCAGAATCCACAGTGATCATGGCTGCACCACTGTCACTGATACGGAATGTTTTGTCTCCGGCCAAATCTAGTATACTGATCACAGTTTTAATCGGCCATGACCATGTGCGTTTAAGCACACCCGTAATTGACGGTTCAAACACAAAACTACCAGCGTGAGTTGAGTGATCACCAAAGTAAAACTTTAGATCTCCGTTTTCGGTCCTGACCTGGAAATTGACTTCTTCAGCCATGGCCTGTGCCTGCATTTTAAATCTTTGTATTGCGGCCACGCTGGGAGAGAATTCAACCACCCATGGAACACCTTTAAATTCTATTGTTTTAAGTTTGGCATTCACATGTGTGGAAGCCATAAATCTATAACTGTTTTTAAAGTCACCGGTGGCATTTTGGAAATTGATGCTTTCGGGCTCGCCTGCGGCATTTTTGCTCAAGTTCAGTACTGCATTTTCCCGGTACTCTTGCAAGTTTAACATAATCTTGAGTTTGCTGAGATTAGGCATACCAAACGTGCCCATAAACTCTGCCACTGGATTGGCAAAGGCACCCTGCACCACTACACTACGATCTTCGGCCAGTGCTTCAATTTTGGTCTCAGTGTCTGAGCCAGTGATTCTGACCAGGTCAATACAGCCCAGGTCCAGCGTGTGTCCTACTAAATCTAATAAATGATCTTTCATTGTCGTTCTCCTTGATATGTTATTGTACGCGAGTTATTTAGAATTTGCAACAGGGTTTGGCATTATTTTAGCCATAGTTTGTCCACCTCGTAAAGAAGTTAGATGGCCAGGCTTGCGTAATTCTATCCAGGACATAGGGCTGTTATATTCGTGATAAAAAAATTCAATTGAGTAATTTAATCGTTTTGCTAGATTTTTAATTATAGTAGCCCTGTTGTAGCTTGCATAATTATTTTCTACCAAGATTAACCCCGCCGGTCTCTCACAATCGTTAAAGGTCATAATCAGCGTTCCTCCTGGGCGAAGTTTTTGATAGATTTCTACAAGATATTTTTCAATCATTTCGAACGGTCTAAAATCAAAATAATGATAGGCCAAACAAATACCAAACTGTTCATTGGGTATTTTTTCTAAGATGTTGTGATCAAACGATTCTTTAATAACATACTTACGCAATCTTTTTTGGTAAGTTTCGGCGTAGCTTGATAGATCCACCAAATCCAACAGATCATAGCTTTCATCAACAAGATACAAAGGATCATTACCCACCATGTACTGCATAAATGGTTCTTCGCCTGGATGTATGATCATGCCTGGATAATGCCAATTGTTGTGTTGCATTATTCGAGCTACAAATAGAGTTTCAGTTTTGGGATCAATTTTAAATTGGCGATTACGGAACTGTTTTGGAAAGTTTGGGTGTTGGGACAATCTTTGGTCTAGCTCCGATTTGTACCATTGAGAACTGCGCTGGAACCATTCTTTTTCTTCTTGTTCGATTTGATTTTTTATTTGCGCCTTTAGTTCGTCTAGTATTTTTTCAAAATCAGTGAATCCTGACAGTATTTCTTGATGTTTAATTTGTAGACTTTCGGTGTTGATAGCACCTGATGAACGTTGTGCAACAAACATGACCTTGAATAATTCCTGCAACACATTATTGTGTACGTCAACAGACGATACCTGTTGCAGTTGTTCCCAAAAAGTTATAAGTTCTCGAAATGTCATTAGGTCCACGAAAACAGTGTTTGGAATGTATTTTCAGTGTTGGTAGCCGATGCCAAGTCCCAATCTAGCACACTTAATAGGTTGTCAATCTTTTGATCTACCACCGTGGCTTCCATTTCACCATCGTCAAACGGCAGATCCTTGAACCATTGTGGCAGGTGTATTTCGTCTGTGGGATAGCCAATTGATGTCCAACCTAGGGGATTGTTTTTTAGTTTACACACAATGGTTTTCATACCATCCACAATCTGTAGACTGTATCGGTCACCATTCATGGCTCGCAAACTATTCCAGTTTAAGGCTGCACGTACATGACCGGGCATGTTGGCCTTGCCTAGCCGTTCTTCTTCTTTGCCATACTTGGTCAAATTGTTCACACGTTTGGGTGAACCTTTTTCCCACCCGGGTCTGTCTTTAAACACATACTTGAACTCACGAATCTTTTCTATAATTTCTTCACGTGTGGCACCAGTCAACACATCGTCTAATATAGTGCTCAAGAATTCTTGGATGATCTTGGGTGTGTCTGATCTTTTAAGATCCAAGCCCATGGCCTTGACCTTGCCAGGTCGACCATTGACATCTTGCCTCTTGCCTTCTTTGTCAATAATCATGACAGCATAGCGTTTCTTGGTGATGAATAGACCTTTGCTTGCTACCACTTCACGACCGCCACGTATCACTGCGCCCATTTCTCTAGGCACATGGAATGCAGTTTCCATAAAGCCTGGAAAGCTGGCATTGACCTGATCGGCAATACTATCATACAACTGTATGGCAATTTCTTTTGACCATGACATGGTACCTGCATCTATTTCACTCTTTAGCACAGGATAAGCGGTAAAATAACAACTATCGGTATTATGCACTAATATGTCGTTGGCAAAAAAATACGGGTCCTGATCTTCTATACTGAGATCATACACATAGTCATCTACTTCGCCAAGACATTCGATACTCTTTACGGTTGTTCTTGTAATATCCATTCTGTTACCTTATCAATTGTTTTGACTTTATTATTTCGAAAATCTGATTCCCAAACTACTAATGTTTTAAATCCCAAATCCTGTGCTGTTTGCAATTTTAACATATTTTGGTGCCATATATCAACCGCTAGTGTGCCTCTTATTGTAGCGGTGCCAGTATAGATATTGGGGTTAGCATGCCAATAATCACCATTGAATTCAATAATACAATTGCCGTGTTTTACATCATAGACAACATAGGTATTCAATAAATGAGACCATTTACCAAATGGTCGTTTAGATGAAGTATATTCAAGAGGTCCTACTTTATCTTCAAGCATGTTTGTAAATTCTTCTTCAAGATTACTAATATATCTTCCTCCAGAATTTTTTCTTGACAAGATAATGTCTACCGCCTCGTCCAAGGTAATTCCTAATTTTTCAGAAATACTCACCGGGTCATGTGGGTCTTTCTTTTTCTTATTAACTTCAAGATATTTTTTTATACCATTGGTTGCACCGTACTTTTCAATAAAATATTCCTTGGTATTGGTATATCCTTGTCGTTCGCAATATTCTTGCCATTTAGCAACTCCAATTTCTTCGCCATAACGTGTGATCATGTTTTTAATAGTTACTGCTCTTGATGAATTATACTCGTCAAACTGTTTGCGTGTCCAGCCGTATTTTTCATGTTTGTATTCAAAAGTATTAGTGGTTGCTTGCACATTACAATACTCATTCCATCGTTTTTGACCTTCCACAGTTCCGTATTTTTTGATAGCTGAGTTAAGTGTGAACCCGTATTTTTTCTTTAATTCTGAATCTACTATCTCACTACCAGGATGTGCGGCCATATACTCCTTGCCGTTTTTGAATTTTCCGGTACAGTTGTATTTGAAGTGTGTCCACTGCAATCTCGGGGCTGAATACCCGCACTCTAAGCATGTTGGCATATGATGATACTCCTATCTTCATAGTATTTATGTATTCAGACAAATAATTAAATCTTTATCCTGGATATCGTTGGGTTTTACTTCCATCAGAAATCCGTCACGATCTACCATTACACTATGGTCTTCGGTTACAGTAACCGATTTATTATTTTCTAGCGTAATTTTGTAAAGTTTCTTTTTTGTTTTGTGACGCATTACATAAGATATATTGCTCATTATAGGAGAATCTTCATACGCATTAAACCCTACGACTTTGGCCAGTGCCCCGGTAGCATATTCCTTATTACCAACAATACAATGTTCGGGAGTCTGTCTAAATAATTCTTCAATAGCTATTTCTCCAGAATCAGTCTTAATAAGAGTATCGCCGGTTACACTGTCACCATAAATGATTGCTTCGCCCACGTGATCGTATTGGCCAGTAATGCATTCATTTACATACGCATCCATATGACGTGCAATGGCCCGTCCGGTAAGAGTCGTGGATTGTCCAATACGCTTATCAAAGAACCTGCAACCAGGATTAAGAATAGCACCATATAGGCTATTAAGATTAATCTTCTTGACCAACTGTCTTTTATCCCAATATTCTTCATCATTTTTATCTGTACATTCTTTAAGTTTGGCCTGCATGTCTTTACGTTCGGCATACCAACGTTTGAGCAGGCCTGGAATTACGGCTTCACGTTCATATGTAAATATTGTGCCGTTGGCAGTGATCATCCAAGGTTGGTTTGAATCAAATATCATCTTCCATACCTCAGCGGCACTGTGTACTGTTTCTGCACCATCACTCCAGTCTATGGTAACTTCAGTACCACGTTGTTGTTCCATTACTGCGGTGTATTCTAGTGATCCAAACAGGCCTTCCCATGCGGCAGCAAAGCTGGCTCCACCACGCATCTTGTCTGCGATATACCGGTCGGTCATTGTTTGACGCAGTTGTCCAACAATGGTTTCTGGCCCCATGTTGAGAGCACGGATCGCCGACGGATACAAACTGTTAATGTCAATTGATCCGATGTATTCGTGGATGCCTTTTTTAGGGTAAGCAACATAGGCACCTGCGGCTTGCGTATCTTCATCTGAAAGCCTTTCTCTACGGTTAGGAACTACCATACCTCGTTCATGTGCTTCATTAATAATGGCCTGTTCGGTTAAGGCCACAGCGCCCATGGTAGTCTGTAGCAATACAGTATTTTCATGTGCTAGGATATTGGCCAAATCCAAAAACTTCAATTTGTTATCCAGCTTGGCCAGGATCATGGTGTCCTGTCTGTTGTACTCGATAAAAGTTTTGAAATTTTGATTGTAAAGTTGATCCAGTGTGCCTTCGAACACAGTCTTAGTCTCACCTAGTTCGTATTCAGCAATGGCATCCAGGCTATAACTGTGTCGTTCTTCATAGGTATATTTGCGGTACAGTTGCATATAATCCATGTGTACACGACCAATCAAGTCATAGGTTTGATTTTCTGCACCAAAGCGTTCGAACATGCGTTGTTTGGGAAACTGATTCCATAGACAAAATCTACGAGTGTCGTCACGACTGAGCACACGAGTAATTCGATTGACTGTGTAAGGAATATCAAAGCCTTCACTGTTCCAGCCACTGAGTGCATCGGCATCTTCTATCAAGTCCAGAAAAGTTTTTAATAGGTCTTCTTCACGTTCAAAAATTACTGTGTTTTCAAACTCACTGGCAATTTCTTGTGCAGTTTCTGGGCTCATGTGGCGTGGAGGCACAACCAATGTGACCATCTGTTCCAGCCAACCTAGATACACACTTATGGCTGTGATAGCATTAAATGGATCTGCTGGTGGACTGAACCCACGCTCAGGATCAAAGTCCACCTCAATGTCAAAGAACGCTACATTAAGTCGAGGTGCATCTTGGCCCTTGTAGTTTTCTTCCAGGCAACGAAAGATTGGATTGATGTCCGATTCGTACAAGCGTTTTCCGCTTTGTATACGCATCTCCTTACGGAACTCTTTGTTGTTGCGTGTGCTAAAACGACTCACTGGTGTGCCAAAAATACTTTGGAACTTGCCTCTAGGGTCATCATAATAGAATCGATACTCTGCCGGGAATTCTTTGTAAACTCTTTGTCCATCCCTGCGTTCAACTATGTGTATACGATCGTGTTCACGATCAAATAAAGCATCAATGTAGCTCAAAAGTTTCTCCGTTTATGGCCGGTTGACCATGATTCATGCTCGTATGTGAGCGATTCATACTCGTACTTATAATGTTTTGCCAACTGTGGTCAAGATTTGTTCCAGGATTTCGTGATCCTGTTGGGCACGACCAAATTCGGCTTTGTGTGCCAGTTTAATAGCACGTTTAAGGATAGCTGGTTTGATTTCTAATTCTTCAGCAATGGCTTTCACAGTATCGTTCAAACCTTCAGTGAGCGTTTCAATCTCATGAGTGACCTGCATACCTTCGTTCACAATTTGCTCAAGTTTCTTAACTTGATCTGCGGTAAAGACGCGATTTGTCATTGATTTCTCCTATTTAAAAGTTTATTATACAGGATTTATTAGGCTAATACAAGTATTATGGCTAAATATTAGTGTAGTTCGCGGAAGTGGAATTCCCAACTACTCTAACGCTTAATGGAGCAATCAGCATGACTATTTACTATCTTTATCTAAAGACCCATAATAAAACGGGTTTAAAATATTTAGGACAAACTAAACAAGATCCATTTAAATATAAAGGTTCCGGCACAGAATGGCGCCAGCATCTAAAACAATATGGAGAATCTGTAAGTACCGAGATATTACTTACTACAGACAATAAGCATAATCGAAACTATTGGGGGCGGTTTTATAGTAGGATTTGGAACGTCGTATCTGCCCAAGACGATTTTGGCAATAAAATATATGCTAATAAAATTCCCGAGACCGGTGCCGGCGGT